AAGCAGCACAAGCAGCAACAAAATCTTTGCCCCTACTTGTACCACTTGCTACGGCTGTCAACGGATTGTGTTGTACAGATGCGATGATGTCCTGTTGCTCCTTGTCAAGCCTGGCTCTAAGCACGTCTCTTACAAACTTGTTCCAATCTTTCTGCCATTCCCTGAATCTCTGTATGTATGCTTCATTCGCCATTTCTTTCTGAGGTCGCTTCTTGCATTAATTCAAGGAAAGGATTAACAGTAACATCCTGTTCCATCTTCTCAACATATCCTCTGTCCTTCATCTTTGTTTTGCTGATCCAGATAAGCATTGCTGTATCTTTATCTGTGATAGCCTTGCTGTACATGGTTGTTTCAAGATCATCATAGAACGCTTCTCGCTCATCCTCAATGGCTTTTTTAAATTTGTCATCTTTGTTCATCCATTGATAGTATGTTTGCCTTGATATTCCACATACTTCACAACACTTTGAGACATTGCAAAGTCTTGACTTATATGTCTTTAAGAATCTCTTCTTCCTTTGCTTAATAGTCTCTCTCCTTACTTTTAGGCTTTCTTCAACATTACTCGGTAGTTCCATCAAGCATCAAATTAACAAGTTCAACCATTTTACAAATGCTCAAAGCTTGAGCTTTTATCTTATATTTCTGCTGCACTTTATTTGAAACCTCGTTCAAACGTGTCAGATATTCTCTATCCATGATCGTCATATTCTCCAATTCTCTTGGGGTGAACGTGTCGAGTTTTTCCATCAACTCATCAAACTGGACTTTGCTTGCATCAACAAACATAAGCGTGACCGGCACCATTTCATTGTTTGGGAGTTCGATCGTGTAATTCAGATCACCTGCACCATCAAGGATTTCTCTTGAAATGTGAGCGTACTCCTTCATTGCAACATCTTGAATTTCGTCAAGCAGTTGTCTTAGTATTTCAGGATCGTCTTGTCCTTCGATTGAATTGTGGGAGAGCTGTATTGCTCTGATCTCATCATTTGTGATATTATCTTCGTGAACATACATCACATTGACTTTTACAAGACCTGCTTGCTTTGCTGCCTGTACTCGGTGATTCCCTGACACAACAACAAACTTCCCGTTCTCTTTCTCCACGACAAATGGTACAGATGAAAGCTGACCATCCCTCTTGATGTTTGATACAAGTTGCATGAAGGTATCGTTTGTCATGAACCGAGCATTTTTCTCGATCAAGTCAATTTTCGACAATTCAACTTCTTGAATTTTGAACCTACTCATTTTGCGTGCTTCTTTACAAATTGTTTAATGATCTCTTCCAGTGAACCGAGTATGCCGGCTTTCTGAGTATAGTAGAGAACTCCTGAACCTCTTTCTGACAAATCAAAGACTCCCCTGTATTTCATGCTTACCGGCTTATCTGTGAATACGGAAGTGCTTATTGTGCCGACATCTTGCTTGAATCGGATATCAAGTTCTGCCTTATACTCTTCTGAAAGCACTCCCATGATCAGGAGCTTGCTCAACTTTGGAATATCGCTATCAATCACAAAATCGCTTTTCATAGTGACAGCATCGAATCCGTACTTCTGCACTTTGATGAAGTCGTACATTGTGGCTCCGAAAACATAATCATCGATGAACCATAAATAGCAGAAGGGAGCTGAACCAAGAATGATGTTCTTTTTCAGGTAGATCATCCTTAGGTAATCGATCTCTGACATCGACGCTCTTATGAATTTAAGCTTGCTCTTATTGGTTATTTTGAAGTCGTCAGGCAATCGCTTATATTTGAGCGTTTCTAGTGATCTTCTGTTGAAAACATTGTCACCTGGATTTCCAACATTTGAGTACAGGCAGGTTCTGCCATCCCTGAACACTTTCTTCCTACCCATAAACTGGTGCTGGGTAATGAGGATATAATTGACCGCTTCCAGGTCAATATTGGCATACGGTGTCGGCTTCTTGTCAATCCATCCGAAATCGTTTGTTACCATAACTCTGACAGCATTACCGGCTGCCCTTATGTTTGAATTGAACTCTGACTGGTATATAATCAAATCATCCGGTCCTGCAGAAAGGACTGCATCTTCAAGATCATAGCCATAATAGACAGTGATCTTTTTCGCACAAAGTATATCCACCATCTTCGTATATCTTTCAGCATACTTTTTCAGGTAGTGATCATATTTTTTCACATAATCATCATACAGCGCTTTGTGGTAAATATCATCAGATTTGTTGTGCTTTTTGATCTGGTTGAAAAGGAGTAGGGTAGCGACAAGTTCTCCCCTGTTTTCACTCTCAATGTCCATGAAAGAGAATTCTTCGACAAACTTTAACTCTTGTACTCTTCCTTGAATAATTTCATATAACAGGAAGATGAAGTACTCTTTCGTGTACACTTCAACCTCTTGTGATACGATCTGTTCAATATCCGCGAACATTGAGTTTACAACCTTGACTTTCTTGAATCGTGATGATAGCTTCTTGATGTAATCCAACATCTTTGCTGTCTTTTTGAAGCTTTCACCAACAACAGTAACATTGTCGTTGTGTTCTGCAGCCCAGGGCAGGACTTCATGCCTTTGAGGAACTTTGTCGTAATCAATCTTGAATGCCGACAAACAGGCTTCTACTGTGTTAAGTTTGGAGTATTCTGATATGTCCTCATTCAAATACGCATACTCTGCGAATGAGTACATGAACTTGATCGTTTCCTTGACCTTTTCAAAATCCCATGAGCTGTTGAATATCCTGAATTCTGCTGTGCCGATTTTTGTGACAGGCACTAAATTCAGCCAGTATCTGATATGCCCCCTATCAGAACTATTACTGAAAACTTTGACAAGATTCTCAATCGAATTTGCATTAAGGACCAAACGCAGCACTTCCTCTGTTGGTGATGGTACAAGGTATTTCGTATCCCACCACTCTGCGATATCGAATATCTTTTTGATAGGGAAAGCGGTATAAAAAGAGAGAGCAAACAATCTCTTGAAAAAATCAAGTCCAAGGTCTGCAATGTACAGGTGAGCATCAAATCCCTCATTCCACATAAGATAACCACCTGCATCTTTTATTTGCTGAATGAAGTTTTTCAGCTCTTCGAGATCCTCTTCTGAATAATTGTAAGGTCGAGTGTTAATTTCTCCACCAAATTTACCTGAATGAGTGACTGAGCTACCATCCGAATTATTCATCATGGTCATTTTATTATCAGTCCACTTGTAGCCGGCCGGGAGATCAATTAGCGTTTTGTCCGCATCCGCGAACTCCAACTCATACCCGAAGGTTCTATTTTGAATATTTTCTACCCACATTTTGCATCTTCACTAATGAGTTATAATCTGGAATCATGTAAACAGTATCTCCAACAGCGTACTGGCGATCCTTATCTGTATAGATCGTATAATCACATGAATTGTGAACATACTCCAACCCCTCTGAAATGAGCTGGCAATTATGCGTATCGATTGAGGACCACCCACCATCGGTAAGAATGTGATTCCTGTCAGGATAGACTGCGAGGACTTGTGTCTCTACCATTATCGCTGGTTCGGAAAACTTCTCGTTTGGGGTTGAATATGGTATTGTTCCAAGTATCATATATTCCCCGATCCTTACTTCTCTTACGCAATCAGGAATTTCTCTGTTTAGGTAGAAGCTACCACCTACACTAATGCCGGATACATAGTCCTTGAACCCATACCATAAATCTTCAATTTCACTATTCACAGGGCACTTATCATTGATGCATCCTGAGGTGATGAGCAGGGTAATCCGACCGCTGTACTTTTTAAACCTGCGAACAATGCTGTATGCATCGGCCGTGCTTAATCCTTCCCTGTTGTCGTAAAGATTGATAGGTATGTAAATTCGAGATTCCTGAATGTGATTTGCAATATCATCTTCGGATATCAGCATCTTACCATATGCTTTGGATTGATCCTTGATGTTATTAGTCACCATCCGATTCGCACTTACCTTACTTCCATAGCAGACATAGTTGCTGAATCGATCATCATAAAAATCTGCGTAGAAATCCTTGAACATTAAAGCAATTGAAGCTGAACCAACCAGTGATTCGGCTACTTCAACATTACTTAACATTATACTTCTGTCAACGATCAGCTTCATATTTCATGATTACTCTGTCCTCTCCCTCACACTCCAACTTTTTAAAGGATGAGAAACCGGCTCTTTCAAAACCTTTTATACTCGCCCAATTAATAGGGGAGACCATTGTGTAAACCGTATGCACACCTTTAATCTCCAATAGAGCCTTGTTTACCTCAAGCATTTTAAACTGATAGCCATTCCCTCTTTTCCCTGGCATTACAAAGCATTTTTCCACATAGCCTACTCCATATTCATTGAAATAGCAAAGGGAGAAAGCAGACAAGCTCTCGCCCTCGAATATCCCTACACTGCATTCCGAATTTAGGCTTTTCAAAATGATCTCATCCTCTGATCTCAGGCACTCCTTTGGATTATTCATATGCATGAACTCCAACGAAATGATCTGGCTTTGCATTGACCGGTTCAGAATCTCTATGTTTGGTTGAAATGGAATATACTTATCTACGAAAACGTTTTCTTTGAAAGCTGTGATTTCCCCGGGATAGCTGTTTACAAGATCAGTCGCATAAACTGCATGTTCTGTCAGGTGCTTGTTTTGAAGCGGACATTTTGAACTCCGCATAGGCTCTTTGCCAATCCACAAGGGGTATATTCTGCATTGAATAGGCTTGTATCCTCCATCACAGGTTTTTCTGTCTTTTGCAAAACATTTGACCTTCATGGTGCCAAATTCTGTTACACCAATCACCCTTAGATGTTCGGTGTCTTTTCCTTCAAGCTCATTTGGGAAAGTGACTATGTGACCTTCTTGACCAAAGTCACAACATTTAAATCCGCAACCTGTATTTTTACAGTGATCAAGCAACCCTTCCATAATGTGAAAATTTGAGCGTGTCCTGGAATCGAACCAGACCTCTATACTGGAAGTATAGCATGCTACCGTAACACCTAACACGCAAATTCGCCGTCTTTCCGGCTGTCAGGCTCTTCTCTTATTCGTTCTTTTGTCTTTCCGGGAAGAGAAAAGAACTATCCTTGATATTCGATGCAGCTTAACGTTTCAGACATTTCGCTTGCCAGTGCTACTTTGAATTTTTATGCCAAATTTTCCTGCATCCATTTGGCCCGAACCCTACTAATCAAGGAACTCCATTTTGGGATGTGGAGAGAGCAGGATTCGAACCTGCATGAAGGACTTTATGACAATATGCTGCGCTCACACCTATTGTATTCCTTCTCTTTACGCCTAATTATCGTCTACCAATTCCGCCATCTCTCCGTGTTGCCGGTCTTTCCCGGCTGTCATCCACTTGCCTTGTACGTCTACAAAACCGATCCTCTTGTAGCTGATTATTTCTTTTCATACCTAACTACCAAATATCAAAACAGCATTTCATCATCATTCTTCTTGCCTTGTTGCGATCGCCGGTAACGATCCGGTTTTCTGA